GTGAAGAGGAATCAAGAAATTGTTACTTCGACAGCCTGATGAAAATGGATATGAACTTTATATTACTGATCGCAGAGATGAGTACGTGGATGAATTTATTTGGTCTGTAGGAACAGACACAAGAAACACAAAGTCTCTTATTGATGATCCATTTACTTACCAAAGACTTTCTGAATATAACTTTAAGTATGCGGTTCTTTGGTTGCAAAATGACAAGCCGTTTATGGGATGGTTTGCCAATCAATACGACAATCTACCATCAAATGTTATAAGAACCTTTAGTAGATGGTATAAGCTTAACTCATTTAAAAAACTAGATTTAAGATTTTTAAGAGAAGAGCATAATATGTATAGAAAGCATCTTCAGCCTATGCTAGAATCTGATAATATAGACACTGTTTTCTTTACTAGGCACTTATCTATAAATAAAGATATCGGCAAATGGAAGAACGAAAAACTGCTGCGACTAATCATGGGAAATCGTGCTGATATGAAGTGGACAGAGGCTAACTTTCGTGGTGTTGATCAAACTATATATTATTTTAGCACTTGGAAGTTTAATGATAATATAGACGAAAGTTTTATATCAAGGTTATCTGAGGTATGACATACGCAACTAAACTAAGATTATTATGGCTGAGTAGTCATTTTACTGTTCTATACAGTTTTCTTAACTCATCTACATATACTATGGCTGCATCGATTGTTTGGGCAGTTCTCGTAGTAATGATAGGTGGGTATGCAGGATGGCATAGATATTTTATCCACAGAAGTTATCAAACAGGAAGTATCCGAAAATTCATTCTTTTGTGGTTAGGCGCAATTCAGGGTATTGGTAAGCCGATTACTATTTGTGCAATCCATAGATGGCATCATCAGCACAGTGATACAGAAGAAGATATTCATTCACCAACCACTCTTAAATGGTGGCAAATATTATTAGGATTTTATAAAGAACCTAAACTACATAGAAGGTTGATCAAAGATCTTATTACGGATAAACACGTTAAGCGTTGTCAAAAACATTACTTTAGGGTTATACTCACTATTAATCTAATACTATTGCTGATTGATCCAGTGCTTCCCGGGCTTGTTATGGGTACTGTTAATCTTTATGCATTTTATTCTACAGGAATAATTCTGAACTGGTTAAACCACTTTGGGGGTAAACCTAATAACAATATCTTATGTGCAATACTTACAGTCGGTGAGGGTTGGCATAAGAATCATCATGATGATAGTAGTAGATATTCAAATCAAGTTAAATGGTATCAGTTAGATCCTACTGGTTGGGTAATAAAATATTGTCTAAAGAATTAATAAGGAGAAGTTGATGAGCATAAGATTATACACCCAACCAAATTGTGGTTTTTGCGATTTAATGAAAGAAATGCTAGACAAAGTAAATATTTCGTATTATACTATAGATATTAAAGAAGATGAAATGGCTTTAGCCTTTATTAAAGAACAGGGTCATAGAACTGTACCTCAGTTGTATGCGAATGATGTACATATAAATAATAATCCTAATACAAGAGAATATACTCCTGAAGAACTTAAACGATTGATTATGGAAGCTACCTTGAGCGAATGGCCTTGGGTAGATAGTGGAATAGAACAAGGAATATAATGCCTAAACTTTTTGATTATGTAACAAGTATTAACGACAACAAAAAAGACATAATGAAGGATGACATAGATGAACGAGGATATAGCCCTTTTCATACTAATAGGTCTCTTTCTTATTTTAATGACACTGTTGGTCTTGCTAATGTGGTGAACCAGTACCATCATCTTGACAATAAACTACAATATCACTTTCTTATAAATATAGTTCGAAAGCGGAAACGTTTTTCGAAATGGATGAAAGCCGAAAGTGAAAGTGATATTGATGCGGTACAAGAATACTATGGTTACAGTAAAGACAAAGCCAAGCAAGTACTACCTCTCTTATCACCTGAACAAATAATAATAATAAAAAAGAAGGTGAGCAAAGGTGGAAGAAAATAACATTGTCGAATGGGTGCCAAGTGATATGCTTGAAGTCACTTTAAATGAACCAGATGATTTTTTAAAAATAAGAGAAACACTTACTCGCATTGGTGTAGCTTCACGTAAAGATAAGAAGTTGTTCCAATCATGCCATATCTTACATAAACAGGGTAGATACTTTATAGTCCACTTTAAAGAACTGTTTATGCTTGATGGTAAGAAAGCTAATCTAGAACAGACAGACGTTGAACGCAGAAACACAATCGCTACATTACTAAGTGATTGGGGGTTGCTTGATTGGGCAAACAAGGATGCTGAATATCCATGTGCTCCATTACGTCTGATTAAAATTATTCCTTACAAAGAAAAAAATGATTGGGAGCTTTGCCCAAAGTATAATATCGGGAATAAATAGCAATGATCCCAGACGGACTAGCGGAAGCCATAGCAAATAGGAAAGCATTTCATGGACAGTTAGATCTTTCCAGAAATGCTTTTCCTAGTTGGGATGATCTAGTACCGTACTTCGATCAATCATTTCTAAATGGCAATACCAGAGCAAGAGATCCGCACAAGATATGGGCTAATGTTGAAACTAATGATTTTCCTATTGTTAGAAATGTTAAGATTGAACTAGGAAAGATACTTAACACTTTAGATATATCTTGCCATTGCTATGCAGGGTTTAGTCCAAATGCAAAAGCATCTCCCCCTCATGCAGATGGCATGGAAGTATTCTTTGTGATGATAAAAGGATCTATGCCTTGGAAAATCTTTGAGAATGGTTGCGACTATGATGATGGTACGCAGAGTATGACTACGAAGTCTACATTCTCTAAAAGACTAGTACAAGGAGATTTTGTATACGTGCCTACAGGGATGTATCATTGCGCAGTGCCTGATAGCTCTAGAGTTGGATTTTCTTTTGGTTGGTCTTAACTTTTTTGCATATTAGGTATTGACAAATAGCATAACTTGTACTATATTATATGTTATAAATAATGTTGCAGTGCAGAATAATCTGGCTGTAATATAATCTTGCTTGATCAAAAGGAGATAACAATGACAGGCTTACAACAACTATTCCCACGTTCATCTTTTGTTGGTTTTGACCATCTGTTCAGTGAACTAGAGTTCACAGCGAAACATGCTCAAGATCATTATCCACCTCATAATATCATTAGAACATCTGAGTCGGATTACTTGATTGAACTTGCTATTGCAGGTTTTTCAAAAGATGAGATATCTGTAGAAGTTAAAGATAGAACCTTGACTGTTACAGGGGAACATGTCTCTAAAGGTAGAGAGTTTATCCATCGTGGCATTTCAACAAAGAAATTTAAACGAACCTTTAGGCTGTCCGAACATGTAAATGTAAACGGAGCAGATATTCAAGATGGCATTCTGGCAATTGATTTGCAGTATGTGATCCCTGAAGAAATGCGTCCTCGTAAAATCAATATTGGTCAAACGAGGAAACAAAATGACACAAGCAATACTAGCAGCCCACAGCTACTCAACGAGGGCAGTTGAAACTATTATCGAAGCACTAAGATCTCTTTATCAGTTTAGAACGAATCGCAAAATGATTCGGGAGACTGAAAAAGAACTAGGCAGACTTACTGATTATGAGTTAGCAGATATTGGAATTTCACGTGGCGAAATTTATTACGTTGCACGTTCAAATGAAAATCTAAGAGGGTGGGTCTAATGACAGCTTTAGTAGCAAACTATGTCTTCTCACCCTTGTCGGGTTTGTGGTCTTCACTAGATCGGTTTACCCAAGTGATTGGCTACAGCCGAGCGGCAGCGGAACTCGCAAGAATGGGTATGATCGAGGAATCGAAACGTTGTATGATGGAAATCGGGAGATTGCAAAATGACCGGTGATATCGCAACAATGGGTGCCTTGATTGGTGCAGGACTAGCAACATTTGGAATGGGTGGCGCTGCCATTGGTGTCGGAATGGTTGTTGGAAGTGTACTAAAATACATGCCAAAGAAAACAGACAACTCAACTATGTTTGTTGGTATAGCATTTGCAGAAGCATTAGGAATCTTTGCATTTCTTGTTGCACTTCTACTAATGTTTGCTGTATAATGGTAACATCAGAACTTGTTGAAAGGCTTGGGTTAGCCTTTTTTGCAACTATGACTATGTTGATTCTAGTTTGTATAATGATTGGTTTTTATGCAGTCTATGAATCATATAGTAAGCCAAATGAATGTATTATAAATACATCTTTATAATGAGAAGGCTTTAAAAAGTCAGAGGGCGGGAAATCGCCCTCTTGGACACACACAACACACAAAATAGGAGACTTAAATGTCAAATCCATATCAAATCCGCTATGACGTATTAAACATGGCAAAAGAAATCGCAGATAAACATTATGACATGCAGGTAGAACTTGCTAATAAAATGTTAGGAATGTATAAGGAAGATACTGAACAGGCACTAGAAGCTTGGAAGCAGTATTTACCTAAAGCTTTAAATCCAGACGAAATAAAATCTCAAGCTGAAAAACTTTATGAGTTTGTATCAGAGAAAAAGTGATGTACAAAGTAACAGCATTTTTTAAAGATCGCAAAGTCTCTGAAAAGTTTTATGATGTTAACGATGCCATAGAATTTCGTGACGATGCTGATGCACACTATCCTTTAAAAGTAACTTTTAGAAAGGTCGTATCAATGAGAGAATGGGTACATAACTGTTGGAATGTAGTAATGGATCATAATACCAATCCATTAAGTAATATTCCTGATTTAAATACACGCCATATGATCATGCAAGTATTAGCTTGGATGTGGTGTATCGTATTTGGTTTTATTGCAGGTAGTATGTGGGCAGGTCTTTATAGTATGATTGCTCATTCACTATTGCTCGGTGCGGTTGCTATTACCGTGGCTACATTTGAAATGGCAAAGCGCAAGCCTTATGGTTTCTACAATACAAGAGGGCTTGGCGGCGAACATGAATAATGAAATGCAAGACTTGAAGTTTACTACAGCAGGAGATTTTATGGGAATGGATGATGATGGACCGTTTAAATCTGCGTTTGATGCAGATACTAATGGGGTTGTTCGTAGAGAAATTGTGACGTATCGTGTAAAAAATGGTGTAATGGTAAAAGAACAAGCTTTTCGAGACTACTATGAAAACGGAGATTATCATGATTCTCGAAATACTCTAGTACTAGCAGAGCGGTGATATGCATATTATCAGAAAAAAAGATGGAGAAATATTAGCCATAGCGTCACGTTTAAAGGATGCTATGGCTATCGCAGATGGTCACAGAATTGATAAAGAAGATTACGTTGTACAAGAATCTACTGATCAGCATGAACTATCTGAGATATATCGCTCATACTATGGAACGAGATCCCTATGACAGATGAGGAAGTAAGAGCGGCTGCACAGGCAGAAGCAGAGAGAACCTTTGACGCATTCATTATGTGGAGCAAAAGGGTTACTCTCTGGTCTATAATCTTTTTACTTGTAGTAGTGGTTGGTTGTAACTCAGGGGTACATAAAGGTCAAAGTTATCCCGGATATAATGGCGAACAGTATGATCCTACGATATAGAAGATTTAAACAATGGTATGCCAAACTTAGATCAGAAGGGTGGGATATGTGGGATAGCTTTAGATGGGCTTTACACAATTCGGGAACTCATACGATTGATGAAAAAAATCTATAGTTGACATTGTAGACAAACTATAATATAATAGCTAAGTGTAAGTTTGGAGGATATATGAACTTTTATACTAGCGTTAATCGATATGGTAACTCTATCCTGTATCGTGGAGTGAATAACTACGGCAAAAGAATAGAGGCCAAGTACAAGTTTGAACCAAAACTGTATTTACCGTCCAACAAGAAAACAGCCAAACATAAAGCAATGGATGGTGTTCAGCTTGAAGAGATCTGCTTCTCTTCTATGTCTGACACAAAAGACTTTCTAAAAAGATATAAAGATGTAGATAATCTAGATGTGTACGGAAATCAGAACTTCGTGCAGCAGTTTATCACAGATAAGTTTCCCTCAGAGATAAAGTTTGATCGAAGCAAAGTTGATGTGTGCAACATCGACATTGAGGTTGCTTCTGATGAGGGCTTTCCCTTTCCTGAGGACGCAGCACACCCTGTTATCTCTATTGCACTCAAGTCAAGTCTAAGTGAGGTATATCATGTGTGGGGTCTTGATGAGTATGATGCGGAGAATGTATACAAAGACGATCTTATTGTACAGTATCGTCAATGTAATAGCGAAACCGAACTACTTGCCAAATTTGTAGAATGGTGGACCAATAACTGTCCTGATGTGATCACAGGTTGGAACGTCAGACTATTCGACATTCCATATCTTGTTAATCGTATCAAGCGTATTGGATCTGAGGAAGCAGTCAAGCGTCTATCCCCATGGGGGCTGGTTTCTCAGCGTGAGTTGCACATCAAGGGCAAACGTATGGATGCCTTTGAGATCACTGGCGTTCAGCAACTTGATTACTACGATCTGTTTCAGAAGTTTGGATACTCGTATGGAGCACAGGAGTCTTATAAGTTAGATCATATTGCGTATGTGGTGCTAGGTGAGCGCAAGTTATCCTACGAAGAACATGGCAACCTGTACACTTTGTACAAAGAAGATCATCAGAAGTTTATTGACTATAATATTCGTGACGTGGAACTCATTGAGCGACTAGAAGAAAAGATGGGCCTAATCACTCTTGCTGTGACTATGGCATATCGTGGTGGTGTGAACTATGGTGATACCTTTGGCACTACTGCCATATGGGATTCTATCATTTATCGTGAACTAAACGCCAAGAATATTATTGTTCCACCAAACAGACAGAAAATGAAATCTTCTTACCCCGGAGGATACGTCAAAGATCCCTATGTTGGTGCTCATGATTGGGTAGTATCGTTTGACTTGAACAGTCTGTATCCTAACTTGATTGTACAATATAACATGTCACCTGAGACGCTGATAGGCGGTAAGACTTTTCCGCATGGTGTTGACTACTATCTCGAAAAGGATTGTGATACTGAAGGCGTGTCTGTTGCTGCAAATGGTTCAGCATACACAAAAGAGTTTCAAGGCATTCTTCCAAAGATTATTGAGAACTACTATGAAGAGCGTAGTGTCATCAAGAAGTCTATGCTACTTGCTCAACAGGCATACGAAAAGAATAAGACTATTGAATTAGAACGTGAGATCAATCAGTTAGAGAATAGACAGATGGCTATTAAGATCTTGCTCAACTCTTTGTATGGTGCGTTAGGCAATCAATACTTTCGCTACTTCGATATGCGTATTGCAGAAGGCATTACACTATCAGGTCAGTTGTCTATTCGTTGGGCAGAGAACGCTATCAACGATGAGATGAATAAACTCATGGACACGCTAGGACAAGACTATGTTATCGCTATCGATACTGACTCGCTGTACATTAACTTTGGTCCTTTGGTGGACAAACTAAACCCCAAAGATACTGTCAAGACATTAAGTAAAATCTGTGAAGAACACTTTGAGAAAGTTCTTGAGAAGTCTTACAGCAAACTATTCAAGAAGATGAATGCTTATAAGCCACGTATGGTTATGGCAAGAGAGGCTATTGCTGATCGTGGAATATGGACTGCCAAGAAACGCTATATCTTGAATGTGCATAACAACGAAGGCGTGCAATATCGCGAGCCACAAATCAAGATGAAAGGCATCGAGGCAATCAAGAGCTCGACGCCCAAAGTTTGTCGTGAAGGCATGAAGGAGATGTTCAAGGTTATTATCAATGAAGATGAAAGCTCAATGCAGCGTGCAATCTCCATCTTTCGCCAGCATTTCAACTCTTTGCCAGCTCATGATATTGCTAGCCCTCGAGGCGTGAATTATCTTAAGAAATATGCCGACTCTCAGAATATATACACTAAAGGCACACCAATGCATATTCGAGCCAGTCTCGTATATAACCATCGACTGAAATATCTTGACCTGCTGCGGAAATATCAGCCAATCAAAAATGGTGACAAGATCAAATTCATCTTTCTCAAAAAGCCTAATCCAACAAATGAGAATGTGGTAGCATTTACTGATAGCCTGCCAGCAGAGCTCGGGCTAACTCAATATATAGATTATGACAAACAATTCGAAAAAGCCTTTCTTGAGCCGCTGCAATTAATTCTAAAAGCAATCAACTGGAGCCCAGAGCCGAGAGCAAGCCTTGAAGACTTCTTCGGATAAAACAAAAACATATTATGAATGATACAGAAAAAGAACAACTAGCAGGAGATTGGGTGCGTGACATTTATGACATGCATACTAAATATAAAGTTCGTGAATGGGTCGCAGAGAATCCTGAGAAGCTTTGGGATTATCTTGAGTT